TCTTTCATCGGTTGCTCTCCTATTCCACGCCCTTACAGCCTTGTTACTGGCTTCAATAGAACTGCTCGTTCTGCCGTAATCGGAAATATTCACTCTGCCACTTCTTGCGTTGCAAACGGTGCAACGAACGAAAGTGACCTTGGTTGTTTCTGCATTGATAAATGCTCTGTGGCTACGTTCGAGATATGCCTTGCCCCCGCAGAAGGGGCAGGGCTTGATTTTAGTTTCTTTCATCATTATTATTTTTCCTTTCTGTCAACGCTTCTCGATAACGCTCGGGATAATGGTCTTTTACAAGCCCCTCGCTCTTGCCAAATTTCAAGATAATTCCGACATCACGGAATCCAAGGAACTGCGGGGGCAAGTGGGTTACAATGTCGTTTCCGTTCCGAACGAGGAGAAATCCCTCGAACCTCTCCTTGACGGGCTTCTGTACGAATCCCCACAGAACACGAGGAGATCCGAAGCCAACACCCGTCACATACACATCGGGGCGGTTGTATTTCACATATTCATAGCAAAGCTGAGCAATGGCACCACCGTGGGAATATCCGATAATATCAATCTTCTTAACGCTGGGGTCAAGGATGTCGCTTTCTATGTAGGGTTCGATAGATTTCCATACTTTAAGGAAACCTCTGTGGCAGAACCACAGATTTTTCATTTCTCTGTACGGCTTGGCAGGGAAGTCGAAGTTGTTCCACCAATCCACCAATCCGTTACTTTTCTCGAAAAACAGGGTCAATTTCTCACCCTTGCGCTTTACGGCATACGAAGCATCGTTCTCGATGTGCGTGTATTTCGCTGCCGTACAAGCATTGAATTTCGCTAACAAATTAGTCCTCACAGTATTCTACCTCCGCTATTCTATAGCCCTCTTGCACACAGGCTTCGCAGTAATTATGGCCATCGATTTCGTAATATGTATCGTCGTAATAGATTGGCTCACCGCAGATTTTACACTTTGCGAAAACAGGAGGTTCGTCCGCGTTAGGACAACCATCACGGCATGGAGAACAGTAACAAAGTTCGCACATTATTTCTCACCTCCGAATACAATTTTTAGGGCTTCCGGGATGGAAGTACACCATCCCGCTATAGCACCCGATTTCCTCATGGCTTCGAGGAAATCGTATTGGTCTTGCCGTGGCTGTTTGCCCGGCATCTTTACTTCGATGTAGAACGCTTTTCCATCGGGGCGATGCCCCCATATATCGGCATCGCCATGTTGCCCGACGGAAACTCTACCTCCGTACTTCGTAAAGAAATCTCCCACGGTGTGATTTACTGCAAAACACCCATGCTCACAGAGAGCAACGATGATTTTGTTTTGTAGGATCGTTTCGGGGTTCATTGCTTAGAACAGCCCCCACTCGGCAAACTTTTCAAAGCCACCGATTTCTTTGATGTATGCTCTTGCAATCTCTACGATTTCCTCGTAGGGCTTGCCGTCAATGGTTTCGTCACCGATAGCACAGCAAAAACTCTGTGTTTCACCAGTTTTTTGCGCTTTAAGGAACGCATAAATGTTGACGGACACATCGGCTTTGGAGAGGTCCTTGCCGTGAAGCCCACCGCCCGTTACGCTGTCGGCCATATCAGAACCGAGCTTGCGGTTGGTTGCTCCCGTGTCAACGTCTGTGCCACCAGTCCAATAACCGAGGGGGTTGATGATAACCTCATTAAATCCAAAGGGTACAGAAAGCTCACCGTCCTTTGCGTGGCTTTGGCAAATAATCAGCTTGTCACCATCAAGAATATATTTGCCATCGGTCTCGTACGCATTGAATATGGTTCTTGCTATTGCAGATAACTGTTTTTGCTCAAAAGTAAGCGGTACACCCTTGAAGATGCCGTTATCACCGCAGCGGATTCTGCCGTTCTGATTTGTAGCAAGGTGTTCATCTTGCTTTACACACAAGAAATTCACCATAATCGAGTGGCTACCCGTAATACGATGAACCGCTCTGCAAACGTCGCATCTGTCAATCATTGCGGATGTTTCCGCAATGATATGACAAACGCCGTGTCCGATAAGAACCTCTACGGCAATTTTCGGATTTTCTTCTACCTTGTAAGCGAGATCAACAACCGCTCCCGCAATTCTGTCAGCCACCTTATCGGGATGGCACGGATTTACCTTTTCAATCATTTTCCATTCTCCTTTACGTATGATATTCGATTTTTACGAGCCACATTTTCTTTCTGCCACGCTTATACTGCACGGCAAGGCAATCGTACCAACCTCTGTCGTGGCTTTTGATGTACTCCATTGCTTCGTCACGATCCTTGCAGAGGTGGTCTATCCACCTGATAGGCTGAGGGAGACCGCTTGCTCCTTCTTCGTAGTCCTCGCAAGCCACAAAGTGGTCGAGTCTTTTCTGCACCTGTCTCTGAGAAACAGAGCAATGATAATCAATGTGTTTAATGTTATGTGCCATAAGTAATCACCCTTTCTGCGTTTCTTGGATGCCTTGAATGACATACAGAGCAGTGGGAAGTGCGATGCCGTTACCCCACATCTTGTACTCTGCGCTGTCCGTATGTAACTTGTTATACCAAGTAAGAATCTGTTTTTCGGTGTAGTCCTTTTCAGCCTTGCCGTTAATGGCATCGTAGGTCTTTCTGACTTCGAGCCAAAACCGATATTCTTCATCGGAAAACTCGGTTTTAGTGTCGATGTCTCCCCAACGATCAGCGAAACCTTGCAACCTTGCACACTCCGTGGGAGTGAGTCTGCGGACGATGTAGCGGATTGCTACCGCACTCGGGCCCCTTGCTACGAGTGTGGGCGTTGTGCCATCCTCGTATGTCTGCGGTTCGTAAAGTGCGTTCTGCCCTTGATTGAAGAAAGCACGGTCGATGGCGATGGGATTGCGCCAATAAAATTCCATAATCTTCTTTCTTTCTTCGTAAGTCAGTTCGAGCAACAGTTTTGCACAAACCTCACAGGCTTTTCTCTCTGCTTCGTTTTCAATTTCGGGAATAGAATTTTCGATACACCACACAATCGAATCATCCTCAACGTTTTCATCATCGAGAACAATGTGAAGCCCACTGCCCGCTCCATGGTATTTGTAAACCTCTGCGATTGCCCTAAGAGTTTGCTCTGCTACGTTTGCCGCAATAACAACACCATCATGGTGTCCGGGGCAAGTGCCATTCGTGAGCGTTTTTCCGCACTCCTCGATAAACAGCACACCGACGTCTCTTGATGCTCCGGGATCGAAACTGTATGCCACGAGCTGAGGGTCCTTATAATCGGTAGCAACGAGAGTGCTTGCAAGGTTTTCATCGGTATTCATAAAGAACGATGCTTTGCTTGCGGTAAGGGGAGTGCCTTCTACTACAAGCTCGTTGGCTCTTACTTCTCCCTGATCGAATGTGTTGAGAGTGTTGGCAACCTCGCCACGTTTCCATGTGGTGGCATCGTCTTTGTCTTTTGCTCTATGCTCCTTGCAGAACGGCTCCATCACCATCGGCACATTGCCACCACCAGTACCCATACGGCTTGTAAGGCACTGCACCTTACCGCTATCGTCAATATCGACACGGCTATCGGCGGGGTGGTTTTCAATGGAATACGCAACAGCGTGAGATCCAGAGTCTTTTGCGGTCAAAGTATACATCTTGTCTCCCTCACGGATTCCAAGCCCAGAGCCACCCGCTCTTTCTGCCTTGCCGATTTTGTCACCATCAACGCAGTACATCACGGCAGGAGTGACACCCGCTCTCAGCGTAGGGGAAACTTCTTCTTCGTAGCCGATGCTTCTTGATTTTGCAGAGTGTTCGGTACAGAAACCTGCGGATTCCATTACGCAAGGCACATTGCCGTGCATTTCTGCTCGTAATGTAGGTGCTTTTCCATCATGCCGAACAGAAATTTGTGAACCACCTTGGTCGTCAAGCACGACACAAGGAACATGGTCTGCATCCGATGCGGCACTGTTCAAGGTTTTTGCTTTATCTCCTGTAAGTGCCTGATTGTAGGCATCAAGCCCTTGGCAAATCCAAGGCTGATTGTTACCGCTCATGCCAGCCGCAGCCGTAATCGTGGGGCAGATTCCGTTTTCGGTAATCTCCGCACCACCTTGCTGTGTTGCTACGGCAATGGGTTCGACTACGGCAATCCCACCCTGATTGCAAGCGGGGTTGCCACCATTGAGGTCGAGCGTTCTGCTTGTGTCGGCTTCATAGATGCCAGAATGGGGATTGCTTGATTTCATGGCGTTGCTTTCGTAACTGCTGATGCCGTATGCGACAGCCATTTGGTTGTCTCCCGCATTTGCTCTGAGCGTTCCGCTCACATCCTCGTAAACGTGACCGCCCTCTCTTGCAGCAATGCCGGGTTCGAGGGTGACAACACCATTTCTGCCAGTTGACAATCCGCAGTTCACACCGAGTGTTGCCGACTTATCACCTGTCAAATCTCCGTTGTAGGGGTCCGCCCCCATGGGCTGAAACAGATATTGGTCTTGACTTACACCGAGCGTGGCAGACAGATTCTTTTGGATCAGCGCACCCTTACCAGCCGCCTTTCCGTAACTGTCTACCGAAACACCCGAACGGATTTTCAGTGTATAAGGGATTTCTCCCTCTCTATCATCTGCTCCAAGGCTTCTTTCAGCATCGGAGGAAGTTGCTTTCCACGGCGTTCCGCCCTCCGCAAAATACCCTCGCAAGCCTTCGCGCTCAAATAAAATTTCTCGGGCGCGTTGACCTCTAAAATCTGCGACAAGGTAGATTCTACGACGGCGTTGGGGGACTCCCCAGTATTGAGCGTCAAGAACTCTGTAAGCAAGGCTCCATCCGTTTCCGCAGTAACTGTCGGCGTAAGCCCATCCGAACTTCGGAACATCAGGCATAACGGCTGTCGGCTCTGAGACTTTGACGAGTTCTTCAAGGACGATGCGGAAATCTTCTCCTTTGTTACTGCTAAAGGCTCCGGGAACGTTTTCCCACACTGCAAATCTTGGATATTCTCCATTTGTTTTCTCCCTCATTTCTTTGATAATTCTTACGGCTTCCATGAACAGACCGCTTCGGGTCGTTTCATCGTCTCCGTTATCTTCGTGCTTCAAGCCCGCTCTTTTGCCCGCTACGGACAAATCTTGACACGGAGAGCCGAATGTGATAATGTCAACAGGCTCAATTTCGGCACCATTGACTTTGCTGATGTCTCCCAAATGCTTCATGTTAGGGAAACGAGTCTTTGTTACTGCGATCGGATAAGGTTCAACTTCGGATGCCCATACAGGCTCGATGCCACACAAAGCACCAGCCAAGGGGAAACCTCCCGAACCATCAAATAAACTTCCTAATTTCAACATCTTTTTCTTCCTCTCATTACTTGTTGCGCCCAATAAGCTGGGTTTTTATAACCTTTGGCTCTGCCTATTGCAAGCAGCTCCTCAAACGTTTGCGCTCTGCCTTGCTCCATACGCGCTTGTTTCCGTTTACGCTCGGCTTCTTCTGCTTCTTGTGCCGTGATACGGGCAAGCTCGATGTTTTCGTGCGCCTTAATCTCTCGCGGATGCAGAGGGTACTCATATCCGCAGTAAGGACAGATTGGCGCGGTCTTGAAAACTTTGTAGCATTTTTCACAAGTGCGGATATAGAAATCACCCTCGGCGTTTATTCTCGGCTTCTTCTTCACCGATTGCGTAAGACTCCACTCCACATCTGCGTCGAACAGAGGATTTCGAGAATAATTGCCTACGCAATCGATGATTGTAGCCACCTTGCCGGGCTGATACCGCATGGCTCTCATGCCTTGTTGCCAGTAAAGCGCATGGCTCTCTGTGGGGCGGAGCAGTAAACAGCAAGTCACATCGTCAATCGATACGCCCTCGCTGATAATGCCGACATTGCACAGCACCATAATTTTGCCGTTGCGGAAGTCTTGCATAATCTCCGCTCTCTTGCGTGGTGGTGTGCTACCGTCAATCTCCACGGCGGGATAACCAGCCTTACAGAACATTTCTGCGGTTTCCTTAGCGTGTTTTACTGAAACACAGTAGGCTATCGTTTTCTGCCCCTTGGCTAACCTCTCCCAACTTTTCAGCACATCAGAGTATATTGCTCTGTCGCTCATAAGCTGTTCGAGATCCTTGATAACGTAGTCACCCATTTGCACCCTCAGTCCATCCGTTTCCACGGCAGTAGGAGCGTAATACTCATAGGGAGCAAGGCGCTGATTATCAATCAGCCATCGGACGGAAACCCCTGTTACGAGTTCATCGTATATATCTCCGAGGGGCTTGCCGTCCAATCTCACGGGGGTAGCGGTAAAACCTACGGTGTAGGTATTGTAGTAGTCAAGGACTTTCATCCATGAGTTCGACCGAGACAAGTGCGCTTCGTCTGTGATAATCAGCGAGGGCTTTTCGTACTGTCCAAGCCTGTTTGCTTCGGTAAGTATCATTTCGATTCGAGCGTTTATGCCGTTATCGGCAAATAAGCGCCCTGTTTGCTCTTTCAATTCTTGCCGATGCGTCAGCACCAACACGGGGCCTTTTGCTTGCTCTGCCATTTTTGCGAAAATATATGACTTACCTCCACCGCAACCTACGGTCACAAGCACTCGCTTTCTGCCGTTACGGAACGCATTCTGCGTCTTGCAGTATAGGTCTTGTTGATAATCTCGCAGAATGATAGACATATCAGAACGGCAAATCCGCGTTTGTATCAACGGGTGTAAAGTTTCCGCTTGCCGTACCGCCGTATGCGGAGGGAACATTCGGTGTTGCATCGCCCTTCCAAGCGGGGAGCTTGTCCTGATTCTTACGGCTGAGACAGAAAGCAACCTTAGCGGATGTGTTGCCATTGTATTCTTCGTGCTTTACACGAACGCCACCGATCTTGCCGATCCAACCACGATAGTGGGAGAGATCGAAATCTCCGATGCCGAAGGATTCAAAGAATGTACCGATGCGCTGATTGGTTTTCTTCGTATCGTTGCGGTCAAGCACGAGATAGAACCACAGTTTTCCGTTATGCCCGGAAACATCGAATGTGATTTCAAAGCCCTCGTTACCCGAACTGAAAGTTTTCTCCACGACGTCGCTGATTCTTACGCGGTGGTCGCCAGTAGGAATGATAGTGAACTCGCTTGCGGAATACTCCGCGGGGTTAAATGTCCAGTTTGCCATAATTAAAAATCTCCTTTTTATGTATTATTTTTAGTTTGTGGGTTTGGTGAAAATATCTTCGGGCATACAGTTCTTACGGAGGTAGAGCTGGTCTTTTCCCATCATCGTGGGATTGCCACCCTCGGTAATGAAATACCACTGCCGTTTGCCCTGTTTATCGTTTGCGGAGGAAACATACGCAACGATGTTGCACAATCCGCATACTTGCTGTTTGATTTTGGAGGGAAGCATGGGTGATACTCTGTTCACCATTTCTCCCGAGGGGAGCGTAACCATTTCAACATCTTCCCAACAGTTGAATACGCAATTGGTTTCGCAAAACGCAGCCTTGCGAACGAGGAATTTTACCTTCGTGTAAATAGCGAGGTAGTGCTGACGAATATCTCCCGAAAAGCCGTTTTCACGGATTTCAACGATATATGCGTCAATAAGGTCTGTAAGGCAATCTACGATGATGTTATCGTACTGCTTACTTGTGGTGGCTTTTTCGAACTCGTCCACAAACTCTTTGAAGTTCTTAACCTCTTTGGTTGTGAGATTGGGGCGGTCGAAATTGTCCAACACCCTTGCTGAATTGTCACTGCTCAGAAGCAGAGATTTTCCGGGGATTCGTGTTGTGTTGATTGTCTTGCCGGAGCCGGGCGCTCCATAAATGATTGCTGTTGCCATTCTGTGATGGTCTCCTTCCTTATTTATTAGATGTTGCCGTTCATGGCATTTATCTGTGCGGTACTCATACCGAACAAATCTGTGTCAATAGGTTCTGTTATGATTTTGGTAGTGGTGCAATAATCGCACCCATAATCTTCGCACCGCTCGGCGGGCAGTGCACCCGTCTTAATCTTCTGAAAACGAACGATGTTTTTCTTGACGGTATCAAGGGCTTCGTCCATGTTCCATTGGCTTATCTCGCCAAGAGCAAGGTGAGCGGGCTTTTCTTTGGTTGCTACATCGAAAAAGAATGGTAGCCGTTTTCCGATGTTCTGTCTTACGATTTCTTGGTAAACGGCGGCTTGGATGTCATAGCCCCAATACTTCACCATGGGTTGGAACAGGTTGGGGCTTCGCAGACTCGCCATGTACTTTAGATCCGCTATGTATTCGTTCGGGTCGAAGCTGTCCATTTTAATCTTGAAGGGAACACCCTCAATCTCTCCCGTCATAATGGCTTGGCGCTTACCGCTCAGGTAGTGCATCATTTTCGGCTGTTGCCGTACTCTCTCGATGGTTTCGATTGCTTGCTGAACATCGGCATACGGATCTCCGTTTTTCTTGAACAACTCACCTTGGTTTTCTTCAAGGAACTTCATTTGCGAAGCCCTTGTGCCTGTCAGCATTTCGTCAACGTAGGACCCAAGGAGCAATGCTCGTCCATATTCTTCTTGGTACTCGCCATTCAGCTTAGCCATTGCCATAGCGGGGCATTTCATGAAATCCTTGAACTGCGATACGCTGAAATACTCTCGGTTGGCTTTCTGCGAGTAATAGTTTCTACTATTTAACTTCACGGTGCTTCCTTCTTTCTTCTCGTCTCTGCAAACGAGCATTTCTTCGTGCATGGTACTTATCCCATGAGCCGTCAATGTTCTGCTGTCTGCAATCTAAGTAATGGACAACAGGCGCTTTGAACGGCCATGTGATTTGCTCCCATAAATCTTTCAGTTTCACTTTCTTACCTCTTTCAGCAGCTCCATGGCTGCATTATGTATTTGTTTCATGCGGCGTTTGTTTTCTTCGTCTGTCAGGTCAGGGAAATGCACTCTGACAACCGCATTAGGATATGTAAATGTTTTGATTTCACTCTGACCATTCATTAGACCACTCTCCTTTTCTTATAAAATATGAAGCTACGGGTTGTACACATTCTTATTTCTTACATTAAATGTTGCAACCTTGCAACACTCTGTGTAAAAAAATATGATTGAAATATACCGGAGCATCAGCCATAGGAATATCGAGCGCACGGCAAGCGCGCTCCACTTCAATATACGACCACTGCGATCTTCCCGACAATTTACCGCTTAAAGTAGAGGGATTCATGCCAATCGCTTTAGCAAAAGCCTCCTGAGTGCGGTATTTTTCACGAATTTTTCCGCAGAGGGCTGGGTACAAATCACGCTTTTCCACCTTGTTTCCTCCTTTCGTGGTTGTTGCAAACTTGCAACTCTATAATCATTATATCAAAATAATTTCGATTGTCAACACCTTTTTTGCAATTTCGCAACTTTTTTTGCAAAATGTGTTGCAATCGGGCAATCAATATGGTATAATATCCCTTGTAAGGAGGTGAGAAACAGCATGAAAGGTTATGAAAGAGTAGCCACGACAAAAGACAGATTGAGAGAAGCCATGCAAGATGCTGGAAAGAAACAAGCGGATCTCGTCAGAGAAACCGGGTTGAATCGTGGTACTATAAGTAGATATTTATCGGGAGAAGTTGAACCTCGTCAAGATGCAGCGTATAAGTTGGCGCTTGCATTGAATGTGTCCGAAACGTGGTTGTGGGGATATGATGTTCCAAAGGAGCGTACCGCCGTTCAAAAAAAGAACGATGATCTTGTTAAAATCATCGCTCAAATGAGAAGAGATCCCAAATTCTTCGGAATTGTGTCTATGTTGGCCGACTTGCCGGAAGAACAGTATGATAGTCTTACAACAATTATATCAGCACTCGGAAAGAAGTAATTTGTAAATGAGGTCGAGCAGGTCAGCATCTTTAATTTTCTCTAACTGCTCAATAATGAGGGTTTTAAGGTGTTCATTGCTTGTAGTCATTTCGATACTCCTTTCACTTGCAGACGAGCGTATGTTCGCTCTGTTTTCAGAATAACAAATTAAAACAGTTAATTCAATGGAATTTTCTGACTCTTATGATTATAGAATATCACAAGAGAGCCGATTTGCCGTCCCCGATAAGATTTTTTTGCGTTTGGGACGGAGCGCAAGATGTTTGGGTTACATTATATTATATTAAGGGGAAGATACAATGTTATATCTACCAGAAAACGAATTTAGTCCAGAGGAAGTATTAGAATATTTGCGTAAGTCAAGAACGGATGATCCTACACTTGATGTAGCAGAAATTCTCGCAAGACATGAAACAATCCTTGACGAATGGGCTGAAAAGCATTTTGGCGGGAAAGTACCCGAAGAAAATAAATTTAGGGAAGTAGTATCGGGTGAAACGATTGAGAGCAGACCCGAACTACTGAGAATACTGAAAAAGATAGAGTCACCGAAAATTAAAGCCATACTTATTGTAGAAGTACAGCGTCTCGGTCGTCCTGACTTGGAGGACATCGGTAGACTATCTAAGCTGTTCCGCTATACGAATACGCTTGTTATTACTCCTACCAAGACTTTCGATCTCCGTAACGAATATGATAGAGAAGCGTTTGAAAGAGAGTTGATGCGTGGTAACGAGTATCTTGAATATACTAAAAAAATTATGAGCAGAGGGCGTCTGCTGTCCGTTCAGCAAGGTAATTTTATAGGCACGAAGCCACCATACGGATATGATAAGGATGTTATCATGGAAGGTAAGAAGAAATGCCACACGCTGAAAATAAAGGAATCCGAAGCCGACGTAGTACGCATGGTGTTCGATATGTACGTCAACCAAGATTTGGGGCGCGTGACCATAGCGCGTAAGCTGAATGAGTTGGGCGTACCTACCCGCACAGGCGCTTTATGGTCGCAAGATACCATAAAAACCATGCTCGAAAACGACCACTACATAGGAAAGGTTCGTTGGAACTGGCGCAAAACCATTACTGTAGTCGAAGATGGCGAGATAAAAAAGGTAAGACCAAAAACAGATGTAGGGGAATACCTTGTATACGACGGTAAACATGAAGCAATTATAAGCGAAGAACTTTTCCAAGCAGCAAGAGAAAAACAAGGCAAGAACCATAGAGCAAAGCCAAAAACGAAAGTAAGAAATCCGCTTGCTGGTTTATTATTCTGTCAGTGTGGGCGCGCCATGTCATTGAGAACATATACGGCTCACAAATCACCATCGAGATTGCTGTGCGATAATCAAGCGTATTGTAAGACAACGTCTTGCCTGTATGAAGAAATAATAGACCGTGTTCGTGACACACTGAAACAGTGCATATCCGATTTTGAGATACGCCTTGAAAACGACGATGCTACTTCCAAGCAGTTGCACGATAATCTTATTAAGCGCCTTAAAGCAAAATTGGAAGAATTGAATAAGAAGGAATTAAGACAGTGGGAAAAATATTCCGAGGAAGAAATGCCGAAGGAAATTTTCGAAACACTTAATGCCAAGGTGCTAAAAGAAAAAGACGAGATCCAACAAGCTCTCTGCAAGGCTTACGAATCCATGCCCGAGCCAGTCGATTACGAAGAACAACTTTTACGATTCCAAGATGCGTTGGCAGCGTTAGACGATCCGAAAGCATCTGCCGAAAAGAAAAACAAGCTCTTGAAAGCTTGCATCGAAAGAATTGATTATAAGCGCGAGAAAGCGGTAAGGAAAGAAAGTCAGCAAATTAGATACTATGATAAGGAACTAAAGCAAACTCGCTACAAGTCACCACTAAGCACAGGGGGCAACTGGACTAACCCTCCTATCGAATTGGACATCACTCTAAAGGTAAGAAACTCTAACTGATATTTTTTTGGTTTGACCATTTCCATCATTGGTGTGCCAGTTCATAGGCGCACCGATGATGGAAATAAACACACCGAAGCATAAAACCCCCGAAACATAAGGATTTCGGGGGGTTTTTATTATGCTTTGAGTTTGTTGTAATAGTTGTGTAGAGAAATGATCTCCTCTTTGTGTTCGAGTTTCAAACGTAGCAAGTCATTCTCGGCAGTAAGTGCTGTCACCTTGTCTTTGAGTACGGTGTTTTCTGCTTGCAAGAGCGTCACCTCGCTGTTAAGCCTGTCTACATCTTCTTGCATGGTAATGAGTTTTGTACTACCCACAACGGTCTTGCTGTCCGCAAGGAGACTGTCGAGAGAGCCACCGAGGACGCCCACAATTCGGTGAAGTGTGTCCACGTAAGGGTTGTCCGTCTCTCCCGAGAAGATACGCACGACAGTTCTTTCGGGCAAGTTTGTCAGTTCAGCAATCTGCTTGTTGGACATTCCTTTCGTTTTTTTGAGTTCTTTGAGGTTGTCGAGCCACATATTCTTGTCCTTTCTTAAATGTTATCTATGTCCGTTATAACGGCTAAAGTTGAGTATAAAAATGACAAAGTTGGGTATTGAAAACAGTGACAAAGCGATGTATAATGTAACCATAAAGTAAACTGTCAGAATATTTTTACAATATAAAGACACACCATTATACCACACATTCAAAAATTTGTCAAGAAAGGAATTACGAAAATGGGAGACTCCGACATAGAAGCCATGCGGCAACTGGCATTACAAGCAGTACAACAATGTAGCGATCCTGACACTCTCGATTTGATTTACAAGCTGCTTATTGCCGATAGCATACAAAGAGTCAACCATTCCAACGAGACTTGACAGAACGAACATCTATATGAACGAACGTACCATAAACACCTATGCCGCCTGTGCCGGGAAGTAATTTCTCCGCATAGGCGGCTACTTTTTTAGGGGAAACTCCGTTCACCTTAATGTCGGCTGCTCTGCCGTAAGTGTGTTGAGAATATTCCGTGCCTTTAATAGACTTGTTATGCGTCGGTGTGCGGTAAGCCGACGTTATCGTAACGACTCGTCCGAAATGCGTCCGTATTTTTTGTAGAACGGTGACGAGCTGAGAATCTATGAAGATAGGATCAGAACCATCCTTACAAGCAAACTCTCGTACTCTGAAATTAGCAGAAACCTTCTTATTGCCGTCCTTAGATTTTGAATACACCTTCATGATGAACACTCCCTTGTAAGTAGTAAGTGTGCCGGGCTTTCACCCGGCACACCAGTGTATTTACTTATCAGTCTCGTCCTCGGTCGCGCCAGCGTTAAGGATGCCTTTCACCTCTTCCTCGGTGATCGTGCCGTCCTTCAACGCTTGCATGACGTTAGAGCCAACCTTAGCCGCCCAAGTGAAATCGTTGTTCTTCCAAGCGCACCAAGCAGAGAGAACAAAGGTACACACCATAGCGGTTATCTCCAACGGAGCAGACGCTCCAAAGATTTCCATAAGCAGCGTCACGATAGCAGACACCGCAAGGGCGATTATGCGAACGTATTTCATTGCTTCTTTCATGAGATGTTACCTCCTCAAAGATTGTTTGGTGGGTGGGTTATTCCACAGCCACCGCAGACAGTGTGCCGTCATCCGCTACGGCAAGGGTGTACTTGGTGCCGTTAGGTGCGGTGAGGGTGAAATCGGGCAGATACTTGGCGTCGATTTTCTTGATTTGACTTACGGTAAATTCGAAATTCGGTAATGTAAGCGACTTCGTAAATTCACCAGTATCAGCTTTACTTGCGAAATAAATGCCCCTCTTCGGGAATACCAATTGTCCGCCAGTTGTCGCGGGAGAATAATTATCCTCGGGTGAAGTTAATAACACTGGGCTACCACCGTAAGTAACCATGACGCAGCCGTCCATGTCAGATACTGACAAATCATCAATAGTAAGTGTTTTGTCTTGTCCGCTTGTGGAATAAACAAGTTCTACATTTTCGAAATCGTCCTCTCCCAAGTATTCATTTGATACATGAGTATACGTCATAGGACCAAACGAAATAGATGTACCGCCTTCTGTACCATCCCAAATCAGCGTATCACTCGCGCCAACCGTTTCATACCCAATACCGTCGGGAAGGTATTTCGGGTCGATTTTCTTGATTTCGCCATATGCAAACTCGTGGTTAGGGGTGGTGACGGATTTTTGATATGTGCTGGGTACAGAGGTTTCATTGTTCACGAAGCTCATAAAATAGAAACCTTTTTGAGGAAATACGACGCCGTTATACTCGGCATTATCTTCGAGAGTCACCATGCCATATCTGCCAACCTGATAAAATTGAGTACTTTCTTGCACCACGATTGAATCGGCGGTGATTTCCTCAACGGTTTCTACGCCATCGGCAACATAGGTTGATATGCCACCTATCAATTCATCGGCAGAGACATCTGCAGGATAAACACACTGAACATAAACGCTCGTTGCTCCCATGTTCGCCAGCAACATTGAATTTTCATTAGGCACACCATCCCAAGAAAGGGTATCACCGTAGCTGGTCATTTCATCCCCAAACGGCTTATCCTCCAAGTCGTTCCAAGACTTAGCGCCGCCGCCAGAGCCGCCGCCGTTTTCGATAATCTCCATCAACAGCGCTTCTTTTCTCGTACAAGGCTCACCGCAAGACGCTTCGGTGAGACCAGCCATCTGTGCAAGCAGAAGTTCCTCACGAGTATAAAATTCCAAATTTTCAGCCATTACAAGCCCTCCTCAATATAATAATTTCCACGCTCCCGTGGTAGAGTCATAGAGATACTTTAGAAAATGAGAGTACGAATATCCTCGTCGGTGACAAGAATTACAAACGCGACGAAGCTGTTGTTCATATAACAATGAACTACACACTGATAGGTGTCGCTATCTTCGCAATACACGCCATTCACGGTCGCCTTAATCGTCTCGCCCATAGAAGCGAATGTGATCTGCACCGCCCCTCCCGACAACGCTGTCCTCAACAATGCCGTGTCAACGGCGGTCGTAGTGAGGACGGTCGTAATGGAGGGAACACCCATTTCAACCAAGTCAAAATGCTGTAAACCACCCGGCAGAATCGAGATGGTATCAGTACCCGGCACTACGCTCTTACAGAGGATGGATTTCTGACAACCGATTACGGCAGGGGTGGTCGTACTCAGCTCCCCGGCGTAAACACCGACCTCCACCTCAGAAGCATTGGTGATAATCGGAGCAGCACAGCTCGTACCCGTGAACTCCACATCCTTGTACTGTCCGTTCCAGATAAACCGCGCGACCTTTTCGGTATAGCCGTTCCACTCAGCATCGAACGCAAACTCGATCACATAGTCGCTGTTACCGCAAACTATGTCACCGTCTCTGCTCAGATAGGTTGCTTTCTTATCAAGAACGCTAATATGTAAGGTTCTCATGTGCATCCCTCCTTTAGTCCGTCAGTTTCTTGTACCATACAGCAGTACCCGTGAACGTCGTATCGCGCCACGCTCCGTCTTGCTCCTCCCAAGATTGAATCCCATAGTAGGTAGCACTGTCGGTGTCACCACCATCGAACTTCAATCTGTAAAACAAATTGTTGAAGCAGAAGTCACCCGAATACACGTACGGTGCAATCGTACCGCCTATCTGAACAAGCAGAGTGTGTGCTTCGCCGTAACCGTCTCCCGGCATAAACACGCGGAACACATACAGACCAGTCGAAAGCACTGTATCTACTGCGCAAGTAACATAATCACTCGGCACTTTCATATAGGTGTCGCTGATCTTGTTCCCGTCACCGTCATTCACGGCTTTCGTAGCAGAACCAGCCGTATTCGCACTCGTAGCCGTGGTTGCGCTGTCAGCCGTGGTTGCCTTGTCAGCCAAGCCAGCCTTAGCCGCATAGCCGACGTTTACCGCGCCACTCTGCAACGCTTCGAGGAGTTCGTTTACCTCGGTAATCAACTGCGTGTAGGTGTCTTGCACCGTCTGAGGAACTGACTCGCTTCGTGCCGGGCGAGTACGAGCAGTAATCGGGATCGTAATGCTGTAAATGGTTCTACCAGCCGTACCCTCGATCTCGTACACCCATGCCGTAATCTCAGACGCTTGCTCCAAGCATCGGTCGGGGATAGCCACGGTCGCCACGCCGTTCACGGCAGAGCAAGTATGTACCACCGCTTCGGCCATGCCATGACAAGCAAAATGTACTTCAATGAGGGAGGGAAGGGCATCGGCTTCAATCTCCAGCGTCTGTCCGTAGTCCCACTGATACATGGCACTCGTTCGGACGTAATTCTGCCCGGAAGGGATTTTTGCTTTGATTGCCATTTTTCTATTCCCCCTTTATTCGTAGAGTGAATGAACACCGATCTCCATGAGAAATTCTTTCTGTTTTCTCTGCTGTTCGTCAACGTAAGCCAAGGCTCCGTCCATATCTCCGTTACAATGCGCATCGGGGATTCTCTGCACAGCCTTTGCCGTTGCCTTACTCAGCACGATGGACGCTCTCGTGGACTGCATCATCATAAGCATTAAGCGTTCGCTGTTTTTCTCACGCTCCACCGCTTTCTGTTCTCGCTTCTGCGCTTCCTTGGTAAGTTTCCTCTGTAACAACCAGAAGAAAAACCCTGTGACAGCCGTGGGTACGCCCATGGCTACCAATACGCTCCAAATACTATCCATATCAAGCCCCTCCGTATGCTTCAAGCAGTATTTTCTCTATGTCGTTCGCTGTTTCGTAAGTAAGTTTGTTCATGCTGTCGGGGAGTACGATGGTACTGCCGATAGCGGTTGCTATTGCTTTGATATTGTTTATGTATCGCATCATATCGGATGCTGTTGGAATATCCCACGCATACCAATATGTTTTCGTTGTAAGACCAAGCCCCAAACGCTCAGAAATTTCCGCTACAGCGCGTTCTACTCGGTTAAGGTCGGAATAGTTATACGCGCCCTTTGTCGCAAGCGTAGGCAAAATTTCGGTGTATGGAGCGTATTCGTGCCGTGTGTCTCCGTTCTCGAACATCACACCGACAAATCGTGTGTATGCTCCTACAGCAACCTCCTCGGTGGTAGTCACATAGACATACAGCGCCAAGCTCCCACGGCTGTTCGTGTTCGGCCATTCGGTAGTGTCAACGGTCACGCTCCCCGCACTCGTCAAACTCGCACCAGCGTACTCGAAGCCGTTATCGTCATGCCAGTACAGAGCAAGCTGAGGAACACCAGCCGTGCTTTCCATGGCATCAACCGAGAGCGTGAATTTTTTGTTCGCATAGTTCGCAGCGTCACCGATGATTGAGATAGCATACAGATACACACCCGCTCCCGTAGCCGTTGCCACGATTTCGGCATTTCTGTATTTCAGTTCAACCGCAGACGAGTAGTAGGGACCGCACGGCAAGAGGTTGACGCCATCGGCGGCAAGGGGATCTCCCAACCACTCAGCGCGTTCCTCGGTTGTCATGCCAGCCCATCCCTTAGCAGCGAGTTCGTTTCGGCGGGCTACGTTGCGTAAGGTTCTATCAGTTATAAGACCTTTCATATTCATCCCTCCAAAACTATACCAGTATAAGTTCCACGGAACGAGCCGTTGAAATCATACCGAACACTCGTAATCACGACCGGGGTAAGTACGCCGTACTTACTCTCCACGGTCACTACATCGTACAAATCCAAGCGAGGATCGGCACGGAACTCACCGCTTACCGTCTTGCGGTTTTTCAAGACATCGCTAACCCAAGATGCGACCGCTTCTGCGTTTTCTTCGGTGCGAATGAAGTCGTTCGATAACGTCTGTTGCACCCCCGCATCAGCAACGCTGTAAATCTTCGGTTTTTGCTCCCCGTAATCTACCGCGACTTCTTTCAAAGGCTTCGATAGTGTAATTTCGGGATAGGTGTACGATAAGGACTGCGGTATTCTGTAATCCGTAAGTTCCGTTTTTAACGCTTCAATGTACAAATCGCCATTCCGGTCGTAACGCATTATACAACGCCCTGCGTTTGCGCATTTTTGCACTATCACTGCGTTCGTGCTAACTTCTCCTGTCGTGTAAGATGGAGAATATTCAGCAGTTAAATCTTTCAACGAATCAGCAGCATACACGGAAACGCCGGGTGGCACCTTGTCTTTTGTGGCATAATAAGTAATCCAACTGTGCAACGTATTGAATGATGCCGACCACATTTCTTCGTCCAGCAAGTAATCGAACACATCTCGCGCCACAAACCTTGCTTCAAGACCATTCGAGGGGGCATCCCACTCGGAGAGATAGAACACGCCAGCATCTATCCACTCAATCGTTCCGTCAAGATCGAGACCGTAACGGACTGTCAGCTTCTGTCTCTCAGACAGATACTGCTCCATGCCCGTAGGGTTCGTGGGATTCCAACGACCGTCGCTATTATCAAGCGTGAACTCGATGCTGTACTTCGGCAGCTCACCACTCAGCAAGTCGCCGTGCATCTCGTGGCTATAACTCAGAATGTCTCTCTTAGTCAGCGTAAGCGTGTGACCGATAGCAACCTTTTCGATGCGCACTCGGTGATTCGGTACAGACCAATCGTGGACTGTGACCGTGATACTGTCATAGTTCGCTATCTTCATGAACACGGCGCTGACTTGATCCGTGTTATCGGTAATGGTCGTTTCCGCAACTACTGTCGTGCCGTTCTTGGCGGTCACAGTGAACACTCGTGCGTATTCACCGTAATCTCTACCCCAAGTAATCGTGATACCCGAAATAGCCGTAGTGCGGACTTCGGGGAATGTCAGCGTTACGCTTCCCGTAGATGCAATATTGCTTACATATCCCGCGTTTCCGTATTCCGCATTGGGGAGAACATCAAACGTGCCATTTAGCGACCACAGATTATGCTCATTTGTGGCGTACAGCACAGTGGCATCCTTGCCGAGTACGCTTTCTACATTAGAATATACTGCTTCATTCGTACCGCTTGCGGTCGCACTCTCTTGCGCTCCCTCCTCGGTAATCTCGCAGTTAATCTCGATGTGGCTCTCGGGCAAAAGAAATCTCTGCTGTACGTCCTTCCACTTATCAGATACCGCTATCATGATTACACCTCAATCAAGGACAGCGAACAGCCTGTATATCCCATAACAGCACCCGTCTTTGGATCTCTACGCCACATGGCGGCGTTTCTGTCGGAAACATACATCGTTCTCGTTGTATATTCGTTGGTTGCTTGGTTCAAGAAATGCACATCGTTATAAAAGCTCGATGTAAACAGCGAAAGAATCCTCGCCCATTGGTCTGCTTCAAGGTACTTCCACGACATTTCAATTTTCGCTACATCATTTCTCACGACAGAACCGACAACGCGCCCTTGGACGTTACGCGCCGAGTCAACTATCGTCGATGTGGTAGCGTTATATGTTGACGGCTCTGGGAACTCGAAACCGCCGATAGATACTAATGCCGCCATGTTATTACCTCCAAGAAATGGCGCTCACGGGCGCTCTAAAAATCTTAATATGCGTAAACTTCGTTGCCCATGATGGAAGCACCGCTTTCTCGCTGATGCTTCTTAACGGACGCATTGATTTCTCGGCCGTCAAGGTAAACGTAAACATCTTGGCTACCGCCACCGCCTTGACCTCTCATGGCGGCTACCACAGCCGAGTAGACACCCTCGTACACAGCATCTTGCATCTGCTGTACGTTCATGACACCCGTCTTACCTCCGGCAGCTTTAGCCAATACTTCGGGACCACGTTCACCCGCCCAGACGAGTGAGCCTTGGTCGAAGATACCGCCGTTAGCGGCGAACTTCAACGAGAAGCCTGTCGGGTATCTGAACTCTTTGCCGAACGCCTTGGCGGTGTCCCACTTAACCTTGATGGTAGGAACTTGGATATTCAACTTGGTAGACAGTTTCACGTTGTTATTCCACCATTTCTTAGCCGAGTTCCATGCGCTTCTCAGCTTGTCCGTAAGGCTACCGATAGAGGGTGTGTACGTCTTGAAGGAACCCTTTTTCTTGTTCCACCAATCACGAGCGTTCTTCCATCTGTCGTATACCTTTTCGTAAATCGAACCGATGGACGGCGTATAGGTTTTCATAGCAGATTTCTTGCTATTCCACCAAGTACGGGCGCTATCCCAACGGGATTTCACCTTGTCGTAGATAGAGCCGATAGAGGGAGTATATTCCTTCAACTTGGTCTTGCCGTTCCACCAGCTCACCAGTTTGCTCCACAATCCCTTGAACTTCGAGATAATTCCGCTTACGAAATCATCAATAGACTTGAATATCTTGCCGGGAAGGGAAGTGAACCACTTAACGATAGCGTTTATGGTATCGGGAACGATGGAGTGACCGACAAGGACATCCCACAGTGTTGTAAACCAATCTATCGTGGCTTTTACGAACTGTACAATGATACCGATGACCGACGTCTGCAACATTCCATCAACATATGTCAGAACGCCATCCCATATTTTAGCCCATGCCGCTCCGATGTCACCGCCATTCAACAGAGCCATAATAAACTCGTAGGCACCAGCAATAGCCTGAACTGCACCGCTTACTGCCTTGACTATGCCTTCAACGACTCCGATCAACACCGAAACAACGGAGGAAGCAGCCCAGCCCAAAATAGCAACCACGACGCCACCGATTACTTCCGCAAGGGTAGTGAGGACATCAATAGCCATATCCCACGGGAGCATCTTAATCATCTCAATGATTCCTTCGATTTCGGGCTTGAATACCATAAGGGAATCTATGATATTATCGAAATGCTTCTTGATTCCTTCGAATCTGGGAGCAATATTGAGATCGTAAAATCCCTTGACTGCTTCGACCAATTTGTCCCAATTTTCAACCAAGAAATAGATGGTGGACGCAACAGCCGCTACCGCCGCCGCAATTCCTATCCACACAGGAGCAGAAATGCCAGCCAAGAATGTGCCGACAGACGAAATAGCAGTAGCCAACTTGGGGAAAGCCGCCGCAAGAGCCTGTACGAAGCCGAACTCCTTAGCAAGCGCGAAGAACGCGCCCAAATTGCCTACGAAGGTAGACAACGCTGCGCTCAGTTTAGGAAACGCTGCGGTGAGTGTAGCGAAGATACCAAACTCCTTCGCCAACTGTACGAAAGCAGTAACGAAGCCCCCAAATTTCTTTGCCAAGGAGCCAATATCTTTAGCCCATCCACCAAAGATTTTGAAACCCTCAACGACCTTCAAATCCTCAATGAGCTTCACAAGACGCAGACCAGCAAGAGCCGTAGCAGCGGATGCGATAATAGGCATCCATCCGCGCATCTTTTCCTTAACCGCGTCTACATCTGTTTTAATACCATCGAGAATGGACTCATCCCACAGAGAGCTGACATCAAGCCCCTCGAAGCCACCACCACTACCGCTACCAGTACCGCCCGCACCGGCTCCTCCACCAGCGGAACCGCTCGTAGGACTAATGACGTTCAACTCATCAATCCCAAGCGTAGCGTTTTTGAGAGCCTTTGCGGATTCCGTTGCGGAATCGAGTTCATCGGTGATGCCGCCCACTGAGCTTGCAACATCATCCATGGTGCTTGCACCCGTCTTGTAATCGGAGAAATCGACAGGCTGAATGTCAATTCCGAAGAAATTAGCCAACCAGTATACGCCCTCGGTAAGCAATTCCACAAACGCTTGGAAATACGGCATAACCTTAACGAGAATAGGCAAGAACAGAGAGCCAAACGCCTGCGACAAGGTTTTTAACTGCTGCGAGAATGTACGCATCATACCCTCGGCAGTCTGCATTTCTGATGCGTATGTGCCGATAATACCCTTATTCATTGCCTGATCTACGAGAGTCAGGTAACGGAGATAAGATTTCTGCGCTTCTGTAGCCGAATAAGAACTATATTCCAATCCGTGGTTAGCCGCAGTAATGGCGAGCTGGCTGTCTACGATTGTGAAACCCGCACGTCTGATAGGCTCAACCTCGCCCGCAATGGCAGACCTTACGGCAGCCATTGCACCGTCAGCGCCATCAAGCGTTTCGTATACGTTGTTGAACGCAGCCCAAATATCGTAAGCCAGTTCGGTATAGCCAAGACCCATTTCGCGGGCATCTGCCGTGTCAACCTCGAAGCCTATCAGCATCGAAGTCGCCATTGCGCTGTTCTCCATAAACATTTGCTTATTGATGTCAAGCGCATCGGTTATTTTGGTGATTTTGTCGTAATACAAATCAGCTTGTTCACCGAAAGCATTGCCAAACTGATACTCGATGCCATCCCACTGCGAAGCCATGTGTATGTACTCCGACATCTTCGTAATAAGACTTTGGAGTACATTTACCACGGATTCGATTAACGTGGCATAGTTCGAAACATTCAGAGCGGACGTATCGACCTCATCACTGAACTTATCAACAGATCGCGTTGCACTCTTTGCAGACGAATTGATGGCATTGAAACCGCTCTTGATTGTCGCCATTTTCTCAGAAAGAGGGCTGAGTTTCCTTGTCAGTAATTCGATCCTTTGAGTGAACTTCGTAATCGTTTCGTCACTAAGATTCTCCGTTACCTTGTCGAGCTTCATAAGCGAGTTCACCATCGTGCTAAGACCGCCCGCCTTTATAGACGACAGGGGAGAAACAGCATCGGCAACGCCCTCCAACTGCGTTTTCGTCTTAGTAAGATCGATGCTACTAAGCGATTTCAACGCAGTAGGCAATTTCGCAAGGCTGTTCGATATGCTCGATATGGACCCTACACCCTTCAATTTCTCGATAGAGTTTGCCAAGGTGCGAAGCGAGTTAGATGCGCTATGCACATTCGGGAGGTTTTTCAACGCCCCCGACAGATTGTTCAAGTTTGTAGATACGGTCTTGAACGAACCATTTTTCTTGAGTTTTTCCAACGATGTCGCAAGAGCGTAAATACCCCTCGCGGCATCGATAGAACTACTCTTAATTTCTATTTGTAGCGAGTCAATGGTAGTTGACATTTATCCCACCTCCCTTATTCGGGACGTGTCTCTTGGGACATCTTCGTTCGCACCCGCTCAGCGAACGCCGTAAATGCTGCTTTGAGCCGTTCTTCCTTTTTCCGGGCTTCGCGTTCCTCTCTCTCTCGAACTTCGGCAGCGGAAATTGGATAAGGCTCTTTAACATAAGGCTCAGGCTTAATTGCTCCTTTCTTCATGGTGAAGCGGAACAGAGGGCTTGCATCGCACAATGCTTCATAGATGTACATACCCTGTAGCCAAAGCTCCTGATTTCTGCGTTTTTCGCGCAACTCGTATGCCTTTCGGTATGCCTTAACCATGGAAACGTCACCGCTCCAAAAATCGTCATAAGACATACCGATTGACATATAGTAGGGGCAGAGTTGCTCGAATATCTCTGTATAACTTTGGAGAGTTAGCCCCTTCTCACCGTCCAAGTCGCCGCGTTTCCCTCGTCTACGGCGTTTTCATCCGTCAGCGTAGAAACAGTTTCAGCGTACATTTCTGCAAGAATGCCGATGAAACCTTCCTCGCCCTCCTTGCCGGACTTGTTCACAACGTTTGCATAAATCTCGTCAATGAACTTCTGCTTCAAATCACGGTGATGCTTCATGAAAGCACCATACACGAGCAGAGGAATCATAAGGGTGGGCTTACTTGTCAGATCGTCCAGCGAAAAACCCTGCTTTTCAATAGCACTTGCGGTCAGTCTGGAATATTCCAGCAAGTAGTCGTTATTCTTGTAAGTTAAGGTAATCTGAGTTGCCATTTTGTTACTCTCCTTAGTTATTGTTTTTTTTAGTTTTAATGAAGGGCGGGGTTAGCCGCCCTATTGGTTTTTGTGATTAGGCTGCGCTACCCTTAGTCCACGTAGGAACAGTGGACGGGGAGATGTAGACGGTCATTTCGAGAACTGCGTCAACAGAACCCTCGTTGATGCTTACGCTCACGTAACCCGACCAAGTGAACTTAGAGCCGTCACTGAAAGTCAACTCGCATTCCTGTTCACCCGACAGCTTGTTGAGCGTGTCGTACTGGGTAGCATCATAGTTCATCAGGAACGGGAAGTTCTCGCTCGTCTGACGAATACCCTGAATATAGGTCTGCGCATCGTCGCTGAGGGTAGTGGTTTCCAGTGCGCTGCGCTGACCGAGGATTTCGGGGAAATCCTTGATGTCATACGAAGCCGAGCCGATTTTCAGCTTGGTATTATACGAAGAAATTGCCATGTGATTTTCCTCCTTTTATCGTCTGTAAGTTACTCCATTCACATCGATTATGGCTTCATAGGTCGCCGTGATGGAGAATATCGTAGAATTATAGATTTCCGGGGTTGTGGTGTAAGACTTGCGACGAAACCCCATACTTCGCAAGTTTTTGTCTGCCGTAGCAAAAATGGCTTTGGCTTCGGCTTTCTTACCGCCCACCTTGTTCGAGAACACTTGCAAGCGGTAGCCCAAGCCCACGAATTTTTCTTCGCCCGATGAATCCATGAGATTATCCACTGTAACGTTTTCGCTTTCGCTGAGCGCCACAGTAGGGAACTCGGCGGGGGAACGCACATACTCACCCTTAACCACAACGCCCTTGTGCTTTTCACGCAGATCTGTGGCTACGGCTGTAAAGATTTCATTTTCATAATCAATCAACGCCATACCTCCCTTGCTATCTGCGTGATGCGCTCAATCATCGTGTCCCTCGCTTCGAGCATCGCTCCGGCAGGGGGATTGCCGTATGTGTGTACGCCCTTGCCACCCTCGGCAGGGGAATACCACCAGCCGTATTTTTGCCCACCATGGCCGTCACCATATGTACCTCGTTCGGGCGGAACATAAGCTACTCCGAAACCGGGCCACTCGGGATTATTGATGCCACTGCCAAACTCAATGAACCCAACCGTGGTTCCGTCTGCTTTCACAACAACACTCGTGCCGGATTGTTCCATAGACACCACGACGTCGTTAGTGCCGTCGTATTGAGCCGTAGCGAATCGCGTGGCTGCGACAGATACACCAATTTCAGCAAGCCGTTTAACGAATAATTCTTCTTTGGCAAGGAAATCTTTCTCGTACTGTTGCAACTGCTGTAGGGCTTTTGCTATTGACTTTTCATCGAACGGATCTATCGTGATTTTCATGCTCTCACCCTGACTTCCTGTAGGGCGTACAAAATGCCGTTTTTGCTATCGGCCTTTCGGAGAACGATGTAATTATGCGGTTCGGTTGTGTCGATGCCGAACCATACAATCGTTTGCTCCGCAAGAGGGCAGTTCGTGTCCGAAACGCTAATAGCGCGTGTGTAATTCGTAAGACTACCAAACGCTTCGACAGCTTCCTCTCCAATAGCGGCAGAGACGTTACAGCGCAATTCCTTTATCTCTCCGTAAAGCGGAGTGCTTTCGCCAGTTTCATTGCCGTATTCATCGAGGATTGGTTCGTCTTTTTCGTACAGCGCATAATGAATGGTTCGCTTGTTTTTATTCAAACTACGCATCACTTCACGCTCCCACACACAGGTACTATGCGTTTCAAAAGGGAAGGACTCACGTCTGCCGATTCGTATGTTCTGCTGATGCCATTTTCTCCGTGTGCCGTCTGCCCCTCAGCACCCATCTTGGAGAACAATTCAACTGCAATCTGCAACTGAATATGCTCGTAAGCGGTGGGTACGGTTGCTCCCTCGGGAGCGCCGAAAGGATAGCGCTGGTTCAGCACGATCCCCTCGGCTTGCTCTACTAAGGCGAGAAGCAACTCGGCACTCGCTTTATCGGGGGAGATAAGCAATTCGAGCTTTGCGATTTTCTGTTCGTTTGTCATGGGTACTTACCTCCCCCTTAGAATTTAGGCAGTAAGAGTAATCTTAACAGCCTTGGTTGCGTCAGTCAGAGCTGCAAGGTAATACTTGCGAGACAGGATGGTGTTCTTACGAATGTTTGCATCCTCTGCGGAACGAGGAGGCTGTTCAACCTCGGTACCCTTCTTAACGAACAGTGTAACGGCTTCCTTGGTGGCGATGATGATTTCACCAGCCTTAGCATCCTTCTTGGTGTACAGGTTGATGCCAGCAACAGTGCCGACATAGCCCTGCTTTGCGAACGCTTCTACGTACTTCAGATCGTCCTTCAGAGCCTTGCGAATCTTAGCCATATCGTCAGCGCATACAAAGCCGAAGATAGATACACCTTCGAGGTTTTCGAGGTTCAGCTTAGCCTGTGCATCAACGAAAGCAGCGAAATCGAATACGCTTGCGGAAACGGCCAGAGTAGCCTTGCCGAACTCAGCGTAGATGTCTGCGTTGGTGGTGTTGAACATATCGGTGCCCATGTGACGAACGCCTACGGGAACGACGTTGGGGTCGGTCATAGCCTGCTCATCGAAATACTCGAACTTGTTCTGAGCAAGCAGGATTCTGTACTCCTCGGGAGTGTAGGAAACCTCGATGCTCTTGGTGTTACCCTCACCCATGCCCAGCTTCTCGGTGCCGTTGGTTGCCTTGTAGACGTTAATCTTTCTCAGCATACCTGCCGTACCTTCAAGGGTGCGGTCGATGGTGCAAAACTGCTGGAGATCAAGGTGGGAATTGAACTGATCCTCTACCTCATTGGAGAGATAGAAATTGTCATAAATGGTGTGTGCCATACTTAATTACCTCCGTATAATGTTTTGTATTCCTCGGGGTTTGCTACGGAGAACTCGTGTCTTTCTTGGGGAGACAGCTTTCTGAACTTATCAAGCGTCATGCCGTTGTCAGCGCCACCACCCGCCGGGGGAGGAGTCTCTTTCAGCAACTCGGCTCTGAGAGCCTTTTCCCGATTGTCGTTGTGTGTTTTTTGGTTTGCGAATACGGTAGCCATATCACCCTTTGCGAGTGCTTCTGCGGTAGCCTTTGCCGTCTTTTCGTCGTAGCCGAGAGCGAGATACGAGGTGGTATAGGTGTTCACCATCTTTTCTCTTTCCAGTTCCTCTACGCGAGCCTTCAGCGCGGCGCGTTCTTCCGCGTCCTTTGCCGCCTTTGCTTCTTCGTCTGTCTGCTTTGCACGGAGCTGTTTTCCAAGTTCGGACGCTTCGGACGCTTTCTTGTCAAAAACGGCCTTGGCGACATATCCGTTCTTCTCAGGATCATACGCTTCAAGCGCAGCCAGCTTTTCTTCGGGTGTCATGCTGTCGTAGTTTTCAATTTCGATCTTCATAAGATTCTCCTTGGGTTTTTAAGGCTTCTCTGCCTATGAATTTTGGGTTATTAAGCGTTCTCTCGCTGTTGTTTTGGGCTTTTGAACTGCATCTCCGCAGTAAATATAAAAACGCCAGTATTCGAGTACAACTCGTTTACTGGCGTTCTTTTTTGACGCTCTCTTTTTCTTTATGTATGAAAATTTTTCGTGCCACGGTGTCGATTTCTACAAGAGACTTACACCTGCTACATCGTATCTGTGCTTGTCCGCACATATCGACGAGTCGCCTGTCGCATTTCGGACAGCGAATCTGTTCGTATATCAGCACATAATCACTCCTTTTTACTCACAGGAACAACGTAACATCGGCATCCGTAATGCGGTTTCGGCGGTACTTTACTCAGCCGATAAACCTTGTTATCACGCGCTCCGCACGTCGGGCAAGTCTTTTCATCATCGGCGGCAATCCACCGCACGTCTTTGACACCCATATCCTTGAATCCCTTTAGCGTAGCTTCGTCCACCATGCTTATGCCGTACTGTGTTGTTTGCGTCCACCACAAGTTGGCAGCTCTACGCAAACTCTCTTGAAACATCGTTCCGTTGCTATATTCACGGGCAGTAAGTATCTGCTCGTTAAGTCTAAGCCGTTTTCTGTCGGTTTCCTTGCTGTACAAATACCCGGTAACGAGGTTGTACCCCGTCAATACACCTTCAAGAAAACCAACATCAACCTCGGTTTCTTTACCCGAATACCCCTCAGCCTTGGCGGTTTTCACAGCCTTTTTATACGCATCCTTTGCCACTTTGAGATACATAACCTCGTTATCGCTTACGAACTTATCGTACATGGCTTGCGTGGTTTTTCGAGTGTTGATTACATTCAGCTCGTCAAATCCCGTTACGCTTAGGCGGTTAAACGCAGTTCGTATCTTTTTCTTTTCGGCTTCGAGAAGCGCATCAAGATACCTGTACATCGTCCTCACCCTCGTCCTCGGTTTCGTCTACTTCGGATGGCTCCCATTTCTTCATTTGCTCCTCATAGTAAGCCATGCCTTGCAGATATGCGCTTTCCGGGTCAGGGAACATTCCGCACGACGCGTAAGCGACTTCGGGATGAATCTTCGGGTTATTCAGCATTGCAATAAGTACCTGAGACTTGTTTGCAATGTTATCGTAATTTCGTCTCGTGAAATGTGGGGTGATGTCGGTGAGCCGTAATTTCGTGCCGACGGTATCGCGCATGATACGCAATACGATTTTCAAGAACTCCTTTTCGGAACACTTGAAAATTTCCTCTGTCGCTTTCGCTCTCGCTTCGGCTGCTTCCCAACCGTCGCGGAGAATTACTGCGCTACCCGTATCACTTGTGCTTGAACCGCCGTTACGATTCGGCACTCCGCAAATCGTCAAGATCGATTGGTACAAATCGTTTTTCAGCGTTTGCACCTCTGCTTGGTTCAACGTAGCGGAAAGATACTTCGCATCCGTACCTTGCGGCAAGCAGAGTGCTTTCATTTCTTGGAGCTTGTTGTATGTATCGGGGTCAAGGTCTGCACCGATAACCGCCAAGAAACTATTTACGAACTGCACAATATCGTCCATGCGGTTACTCTGCAATTCATCGAGCGCATCGAGCAAGGGCATTGCCACCTCGAACACACCCAAGCGGGCGTTCTCAGCCGGGTATTCGATAATCGGAATCATGCCAAGCGTGTTCGGCTTCTGCTCCGGCTTGCCATATTCCTCAAACTCGAAATACTGCTTTTCCGTGTATACACTAAATACCTTTTCGTTATTTGCGCGTTCAACACAGCAAACCGCCATAAGCGGATGCTCGTCAATATCACTACTGTACACAATAAATGTGTTGCGGGGGTCAAGCGAGGTAATCGTGAACGGAGGTTCATCACCGTCCTGCGTCCACTTCTTATTTGCGAGGGTTAAACGGTAGCCAACGCCACCGACATACATCCATTCCGCAATCGCATTATCGCAAGCCGACTTATTCGCATCGGACATATATCCGTTAAGTGCGTTAATATCGGCAGCAATCACATCGTCCGCATCTTTTGCGGAAGTGTTCTCTCTGCGCACGTACTGGATTGGCTCACCAAATACATAGCCCTTGTGGAACTTAGCAATCTCGTAAGCTCTGTTCTCGTTGATCTTGTGATTGATCTCCTCACGGATTTCTTTCGTTTTATGCTCGATTTGCGTCTTGCCCCGATAGTATTCCCACAACTTCTTGATGTCGGTCTGATTTCTACAGTGAACTGCGTATGCCTTGCTCACCTCGTCAACAACATTTTCTGCTGTGATTTCTTTCGCATCGGAGTGGATTTTGAGACGACCATAGCTCACCTAAAATCACCTACCTATCTAACTGTACTATAACACAATATGTTGATTTTGTAAATACCCCTAACACAACATATTGTGTTAGAACGGTCTTTTCACAGCCGTAACGACTCTCGGCCGCTCCGAAATAAATCCAGCCATCATTGCAAGGCTATCCGCAGCGTCGTCATGCAGATTATTTGCCGTAAAACTAAACGAAGTCAGCTCCGACATTGCTTTTCTGTAATCTTCATCACGACAACTGCTATCACGGAAATAGAAGTTTCTGATAGTAGGAGCGTGTTGCTCGATACGAGTTAGTTTTGCCATGTTCGTGGGCGCTTTCTTATGACTCATGTTTATCGAATATCCATGCTCCTGTTTCAGTATGCGGTACACATCATCCGAATACTCCTCACCACCGTTATTCGCTTCCGTCTGTCCCATCTTAACCTTGTGTTGCAATATCTTCGCTATCACTCTCGGCTTCGTACAACTCTTATCACGGCGGTCGAATATCCAATCATGGATATACACGTCACCACCATACACATATCCGATAGGCATACTCAGGCTGTCACCGCCGCCCCATGCGACATCATTCGCAAACACGATGTTATCCGGCTCTCCATCTGGCAGAACACCGTTATAATACTTTAGATTATCCGATGCGAACGCCAAGCCCTCTTTCTCGACTCCATGCTGCTTGAACAAACACTCGAAATCCGCACTGTCAATCGTAGCCTTAATATCCCTTATCTTCTCGGTCGTGTATCTATCGGGATGCTCATACTCAAAATTGCTCTGCTCGTTTTCATCCCACACGGGAATCGAGATAAAACAATAGCGAGGGTCGTCACCGTGTTCCGATTCCATTCTGCCGATAGGGTCATACGCACTCCAACGAGTACCGAGCATTATCTGCTTAACTCTGTCACCAATCATACGAGTGGTGAGCGTAGCGGTATAATCACTGTACAGCTTCTCCAAGCGTTCGGGGGAACGCGCTTCTTCCTTGTTCTTTACAAGGTCGTCGGTAATAAGATACGCGTTGGCTCTCGTTCTACCAGTTACCGAACCTCCAAGCGAAATCAAGCCAAGTGTCGGAAAATCACCCGCTCTGCGATAACTCAGCGTTTTATATTCAGCCGATATATCAGGCATTCCCAAACCGGGGAATATATCGTGAAAACAGTATTCGTTAGTATCGGTCAGCATCGACTTTTCGCTGTCAAGCAACATCTTTGTCATACCGTCAGAGTACGAAACGTACATATTAGCGGCTTTCGGATCTTTGCCGATAATATACGCAAGCAGAAACTTAATCAGCGTTGTTTTACCTGTGCCGGGAGGTAAACTGAAACCCAAATACAGCGCATCGGGATCATCCATGAACTTCTGTATCTGTGTTACGATTCCGTGCTTGCCCTCCAACACCTTACGACGAGGGAGCCAAAATCTCGCTTGCGGTTCACGATTCCACTCCATGGCAATCATGAAATCATCGAAACTGTACTGACCCGCATAAAAATATGTCTGCTTAATCAGCTCATACATATCCGCAGAGCGAATCTTCTTCGCTTCTGAACGGACCCACCTAACGTAGTGGTCTACGGCTTTCCTATCATCAACGCTCATAAGAACACTGAACGCATCTCGCAAACTTTCCTCTGTCTGTTTTGGTAATCTCTTAATTCTCTCTAATACTGCTATCTCCATGTATATCCTCCTTAAACAAAAATAGAGCGCCCACCATTTTCGGTAGGCGCTCTTGGCGCTCTGCTTATTTATTTCTTTTTCTTCGAAAACAACCCTAATAGTGCTATCAGCAACATCGGTATGCCAAACAATAACCAACACACCGCTGTGATGGACTCTGTGTAGCCCTCTATATATTTTCGTCTGCTCATTACTGCTTCACTCCATTGCCAGTCCACGACCACTGATTTACATTCGTGCCGTGACCGTCGTCACCAACCCAATACTTGATCGTGCAAAGAAACTCGTTTGGATATTCTTCTTTCTCAGGCTCGCCATCATAGTAATTCTGCGTCACGATGCGGTAGTGGCGCGAGTGCTTAAATCCAAATCGTGAGAGTTCTACCTTGTAGCATTTCTGCTCGAATACATATCCCGACGTGTGTGTGTCAACATATTCGATGCTGACAATTTTATCAGGGTTTTCACCAATCTCCGTAAATGCCGCTTCAATCTCTGCCACTAATTCTGGGGAGAAATCGGCGCGCCATCCACTTTCTTCGGCTTCGGTTTCCACCATCGTGGTTTCTGTATCGTTATTTATTTCGTCATAACGAACGCTCACGGCCATGCCCGTACAAACAATCAAAAATATGGATGCCATCACGCAAGAAACGACACTGAGTGTCTTTATCGCAGGCTTGCAAGACTTTGCAATGAAAACGATAGTCAACACCAACAGCGGCAGACAAACCAACCCAATCATTCCACACAAAAAATCGTACATATCAACCCTTTCTCCGTTTATGCTCGGCAGCCGTTTAACTTTCTGTAATACGTCGTTCGGCTGATACCCAACCGCTTACAAGCGTCGGTTACATTCTCACCAGCTTTCAGTTCCAAGTCAACCTTTACCTCAGATCGCCCAAAACCTCGACCAGTTCTACTGCTAACCTTACGACCATTTACCACGGGCATCGCCGCAATACCTTCCTCTCGGCGTTGTTTCGTTTTCTTCCATTCTTGTTCGGCTATGGTCCCCAACACCTCTATGAGAATGTTGTTCACCATTTCAAATACCCATTCCTGACCGACAGGCAGTTCCATGAGTGTTGTCGGTACATCTAAAATACGCACCAATACTCCACGCTCTCGAAACCACTCCAATTCTTCTTTTATCAGACACTTATCTCTGCCGATACGGTCTAACTCCTTGAAGTACACTTCGTCACCCTTAACCAACAGCGACTTCATTCTATCGTATTCCGGGCGGTCTTTCTTACGACCCGTGATTTTATCGCAAAAGATGTTTTCTATGGGAACACCATATTTTTGCGCTTCGGCAATCTGACGAGCTAAGTTTTGGTCTTTGCTCGATACACGAGCGGAGAAATACTTAGCCATTACAGATCGACCTTCCACTCGTCGGATTCACCGAGCTTTTTGCGAACCACAACCTCGTAGCCCATTACATCCAGCGTCCTCAAAAAACTGTCCAAAAGCATACCATTTTCTCTTGTAAGTAGGTTGCCAATAGCTTGCTGTGATTTTAACCCAAGCGCCTGAGCCAGTTCCTTTTGGGTGATTTTGTCTGCGCTCATTGCTTTTTTGATAATTTCTTTTGCTTGCATTTTGCATTCCTCCGATGTTCGTTTGATAACCACAACTGTATTGTACCACTAACTTGTTGTTTTGTCAATAGGGTTTTAGAAAAAAGTGCCTTTTTTTATTTTTCTCTGCGGACGGACATCACCGGGGCTGGTGGGTGGGGTCCAATCCCCCACCCCCGGTACGGCTTGCAAGGTGTTACAAAAAGTACAGTATATGTTGCACACAAAAATAACAACAACTTTATTGTTAATAATATGTAAACAATAGCGGAAATCCATTGACACAACAACAAGGTTGTTGTATTATATGTATAGACAACAAGGTTGTTGTATATCTGCACATAACAAGGAGGAAAAACACATGAAACACAACCACAAACGCACGGCGGCCCCATTCAATAAAGCCGGGGTGCAATTCTTCACCGATAGAGTGATAGCCGACACCATGAACCGCTTAGATTATGGGGTGGAACTCAACGACATTTCTATTAAAGTAGGTAGCCGTTATATCATGGTCCCTATGTGCCCGGAAGCATACGAAAATCTTTGCACATTCTTAAACGAAACTTTAAAAGATTGCTATTTATCAGAGGAGGAAGAAGAACAATGTTAAATATCTTTGTTAATACGTGGGGCAACTACAACGAAAACGGAGCGGATGGCGGCAGATGGATAACGCTACCGATGGAAGATGATGAACTCATGGAAACGCTTGAAAGCATTGCGGAAAGCGTGGGAGATCAAGACCCGGAATTTTGCATTCATGACTACGAATGGACAGCCGAATGGGATGGTCACGCAATCAGCGAATACGACAACATCGAAGAACTTAATACATATTGTCAAAGGCTCTCAGAACTAAGCGAATATGAAAGCCTTGTATACTCCGCAGCCGTTGAATATTGGGGCGAAAAATATGTTGACCTTGACAGCCTTGATGATTACAACCTGTACACGGATATTAAAGACAACTACGACCTCGGTTATTATTGGGCAGTAGATAGCGGATGCTATGACCTTAGTAACATGGGGCATCTTGCGAATTATTTTGATTATGAAGCGTTCGGCAGAGATATAGCACTCGAAGCCGATGGCGGCTTTACCTCGTACGGATTCATTGAAAAAATTTAAGGAGGGTTTAACGATGGTTTTATTCTATATTTTGGCTGGTATGTTTTCCGCTTTGATGCTTGCCGGGGCTGTGGTTGTTGTTTTCAAGATGGGCGAAACGGAATTGATTTGCAAGTACGGAGAGGAGGAACAACGTTGATATTATTAATAATTATTGTAGCGGTCATTTACTTTCCGCTCGGTGTTATCTTTGAATTAGCAAAAAAATACAAGTAAGCAAACAAGCCCTTTCACATTCTGAGAGGGCTTTAGCATGAAGAAAAAAGGAGATCTGAAAATGTTATATTATGAATTATCCGCACGATTTGACCCCCGAAAGAGCTTTTACGGAAAGGCACACATAAAAGAAACCTCAAAATATTATACCCTCATTTCTTATGATACCGAAATATTAAAACTTGACAAAAGCACAGGAAAAATAAATTTTCTTTGCAAATCCGAATGGGCTTTTACACAAACCACAAACCGACACATTAACGAATTTTTCAAACAGTACACCAACGAAAGAGCCAAAAGCAAAAAAGAACTTTTAGCCATGGCAAAGGGGGCATAACATGGACAACTACGTAATTATAGTAAAGCATAACATAGAATTTCATACATCAACATTTGACAACGGAGATATAGCAAAAATGGCTTTTGATGGTATCACCTCCGCTATCGTGGAACACACACAAACAAAAGCCGACACGAGCTATTATATCTATTTGGCAAACACGAACACGAAAACGATTATTCGTGAAATAATCGTTGATGATGGGACAATTTACGAGCAGTAAAGGAGATCCGAACACATGAGCAACTACCAAAAGAACAAAGCAAGAGCAAGACACACGGCGCAAGCGTGGCAAGCAGCCACAGCCGAAACCGCTCTAACATGGGGAGAACTTGCGGAGAGTACCGCATATTTTGAGAAAATCGGCAAGCGGTACGGACTATTAAAGGAATTTAAGGAAAACGGAATTATATAAAGCAAGCCCCCACGCTGAGTGGGGGCTATTCTTTCGGATCTCAACCGCTATTATTAGCGGTTTTTCTTTTGCCCTCTATGGGGCTTAATTTTGCGTTTTGAGCGGTTTTTATGCTGTGGTGGTATTCCTATACCTAAAATCGCAAAGACCGCTTAAAACGCATTTTGAGCGGTTTTGGAATATGGCTATTATTTCCATTTATTACCATGGGATTTTATGGTAATAGCAATATATGACCGATTTTTGGTCAAAAATTGCCCTCTTTTTTACGGTGTCCCCTCTCGAAAGCACAGGTTTAGCCCCAAAAGTCGCAAAAGTCGCAAAAGTCGTAGCCTTGAAAGTCGCAACAAAAGTCGTAAAGCCCCACGAAAGTCGTAGGGCTTTGAAAGTTGTTAATCTCTCAGAAGTATGATAGTGATTGCCAACCACAGCAGAGGAACAATTATGCTCATTCGTCAGGCAACTCCTCATACTTGGCTTCGATAACATCCACGGGAGTATTTTGATTCATAGTGTTTGGAGTAACCACATACTCTTGCTTATCCTGATAGCCAAAGTTGTTTTTGCCGAGGAAGATGCCGGACACGGGATTTATCTTGCCACTCGTCATATAGCCCTCCCACAGAACTTCGAGAGAATTGTAGGCTGTCTTAATAATATCCTTGCATTCTTGTGGCATCGATACGTTTCTGCCAGCCACATCGTTATTGATCTCCCACAGCCTACGACGGTCAAGACCGATAGCCAAGGAAAGGGCGGCAACGCCGGGCTTCATATCGCTATCGGCGCAGAGCTGAAAATAATCTACCAACCTCTCACCGAGCTGCACGGGGTCGTTCACATCGATTTTCTGCATCTGCATGATAGCAAGAGCAAAAGTCGTATATTTGTTGTTATCTCCTTCGGGGAGTTCGATAGTGTTGGGTAGGTCGGTGCGCTTCGGTTTCTTGATGATTTCCGTAGCGCATTTAGGTTGATTGGTTGCCATAATTTTGGGGTTGTTAGTTCCCATGAAATTACCTCCTTAAAAGTTGTGGTTCAGGCGGTTCAAGCAAAATCGCATATCCTTAATGGTTTTTGTATTTTTTATTAAATATGCGTGTTTTTAAGTGTTTTTTTATTTATTTTTTACCTATATTAAATTTACTTGAACCACTTGAACCAGTAATAAATAAGCCTTGTAGTATAAGGGATTTGGCGGTTCAGGTAGTGGTTCAAGTTAAAAGAGGAAAATCCGCACTCGGCGGTCGCCCCTACGGACATATTTCTCGTCTACGATTCTGTCTTTCATGCAATCTTTGAAGCGAGGAACAAACCGCTCTCTCGACATAGTTTTATGCCCGGTAGTCTCGCACCAATCCTTGTACTGAGAGTAAATCTCGTCTCTTGTGTGTTCTCCCGAAAATTCATAGTCGTTGCAGAACACAGAAATCGGATCACTCATTTCCTCAAACTGTTGCGTAATATCCGCTTGCTCGGGAGTATCGGTGAAATAACCGACCGTGTTTAAGAGCTTGTAGCCCTCATAAGCCCAGTTGAATATGCCCGGAAGTTCCGCAAGTAATTTCGAAACGATGTTGACGTCTTTCGGCTTCTGCTTGCTGTTATTCCTATCGGGGAAGTCTACGAAACTGCAAGGAAACTCGATAAAACGCAAACGGCGGTTAAGACCCTCGATAACGGCAGCCACAGGGGGCTTGTTCATAGAGTAAATGAGCTTACAGCGTGGCTGAAATGTGATATGTGTCTGCCCCTTGTAGCAAGCCTGTATCAGCGTACCGTCCGAGATTTGCAGTAACCACTCACGGATTTCACCCGTTGAAAAGTCTGGGGACACGTCCTTGCCGATATTCAGCAGAGAGTCCTTGATTTTCACACGCTCGAACTCCTTGGTAAGACCCGTGGGAGATACGACCGACACGTTCTTGTCACCGAACAGTGCTTGGATGATTTCGAGATACACGGATTTGCCGTTACTACCGCCGCCGAGCAGAACGAAAATTTTTTGATAACGGCAATCGGGAACGAGAGTATAACCCGCTATGAACTGTAAGTTCTCAGCTCTGCGAGGTTCTTCATCGGTGACATCCTCGATAAATTGCTCCCACTGTGGGCATCGTGCATCGGCATCATAGTCGTAGTCCATGATGATAGAGCAGTAATCGGCTTGCGAGAAATCTCTGAATTTCCCAGTTTCGATTTCAAGGGTGCCGTTTTGGAATGTCAGCACGGGATTGCGGTCGAAAACGACATCGGCGATAGCGCGGGATTTCAGCAGATTTTTCACGGCTTTCACGCGGTTAGCGGTTGCGAAACGCTTGCCGTAGAGTTTATCGGCATAATATTCAGCCATAAGATCTGGGATAAACTGCCATATCCTGCCGTCCCACTCATAGAAGCCGACGTTGTTGATATAGAGTAACTGGTGCTTGTCGATAATTTCATCGGCAATCTGCGATTCCGTAGGAGCGGAGTCGGCTGATTTCTGTATGGATTTCAAAACAGCCGGAGCGAAACGCTCCTCCAAGATAGGCTGAAAGAGAGCCGATGCGATAGCCGTGGAGTCGGTGTATCGGTTTATCGACATAATAAAGTTTTTCAGTTCGGTCGGATCGGTGTACTGCGAAGCCATATAGCGCAGACCGTCCTCAGCAGAGTCGATAAGTGCTTGGAGAGAGCCACCGCTTGTGTAATAGTCGTTGACGTCCTTGATACCTACGGGAGTATGGGAAACGAGAAACGGAATGCGGGCTTGAAATAGTTTCTTAGCCGTGCGTTCCGTAAAGCCCTCACCTGCGTGTGATACCGCATCGTTATCGAAGATTACGAGAACCTTGGGGAACATACGGCAAGCCGCGATAACATCAGGCCACTGCGTTTTTGAGAAATTACCCGTGATAGGGGAGAGAACAGCGTAGCCCTCACGCTCCCACGATACCGCATCGAAATAGCCCTCCGAAATTATGAGAATGTCTGAGCGGTGGTTAAGTGTCTGCAAACCCCACGGAATGTGCTGATAGGACGGTGACTCGTCAAGTGATGCTTTCATGTATTTGTTCTCAGCGAAAGCACCGCCGGGGAGTGCGCGTGTAGCGTAATACACCACCGCTCCGTTCTTGAAATAAGGCAAGAATAAGCGACCACGAAGGTAGCCGTCCGTTACACGACCAATCATAAGGCGGTCAGCATCCTCGCGTGTGACACCACGCTCAGAGAGATATTGGTAGTCCTCAGCGGTTAGCGCATCGTGATAAGCAGCCGTGCGGTTGCACAGGTTTTGAATATCGGCTTTGTAGGTTTCGGAGTATTCCGAAAGTTGGATGCCGAGTTCTCGTGAAAGTTCACGAACTGCCGTTGAAATATCACCGCCGTATTGTAACTGCGCAGCGAGGTCGATAACGTCACCGCCCGTGGCAGAGCCGAAATCGTACCAGTAATCGTCCTCACAGTAGAACGATGTAGGGTTCTTCGCTCCGGGGCGGAGCGGTGATGTACACCGCCCGCCAGATTTTATATGAATGCCTTGCCGTGAAAGATATTCGGGGCAGGTAAGGCGTTGTTTAATTTTACTAATCATGTGGTAATCACATCCTTTGATGAATAATTATTCATTGGTTAAATCGCATAAAAGCGCCCCACACTTCTCGCAGAACGGAGCAAGATGGTACTCGATAATGCAAGCCTTGCTGTTGCCGTATCTCACAGAACCGCATTCAGAGCATTGGCATCGTTGGTCGCCGAGGTCAATCCATGTGCCACGGCGTTGCTTGACATAGCCCACATTATAAAGGTGCTGTGCGACAGCATTAAGTGTGCCATATCTATTCGTTTTGATAAGTTCGTTTGTAAGTTCAACTACCTGCTCATTCACAACAAATCAACTCCTTTGCATACGGCAGACTCTCCACCCACTCGCAGAAAGTGTGCCATTCATCGAGCTTGTGGTTCTTGCGAGAGTGATACATATTACGCAGAACAGCATAATTGAGCTGCACGGTGCGCTTCTGATTGTAGGAAGTGGGAAGAAGCTGAATCATCTGCCACCAATCCTCTTTGTTCTTGCTATCAAGATAGTAATCTCGGTATGTATTCAACGCTTCAATTACGATGTTCAAAACGCCGATAGGCTCGTCTACATCCAGCTCATCTTCGTTACCCCACATATGCTCATGGCTGAAATCATCCAAGGTGAACTCCTTGTCGTGAATCTTGTGCATCGTTGAGCAAGAGTTAGCAACAGTTCCCACCTTGTAGGTATCGTACTCCTTCCACCAGTAGAGCGGAGCGGTGATGTCAGCCGTTACGTTAATCATTCTCATAAACTTAGAGTGATCTGAGCCAGCGTTTACGAGTTTCTTCATGAGGGAGAGGTCGGTGGGACCGACACAATAGCCATCGGCTTCGCCAAACCCATCCCAACGGCTGTCGCTCTTATCCCAACTGTTCATGGGATTTCTCATACCACGAATGGCGCTCTCCCAACCGAAAACAACTGTTTTTTCAATCTTTATCATTTTCGCTTACCTTTCTATAGTCGTTAAGTTCGGGCTTGTGGATGCAAGTCCACATACAACAGAGCAAATTCCAAACAAACGCCTTGTCGTGGGGTTCATCCATATCACCACGGAGGTGCTTCAAATAATGGCGCACGGCGCTGTCGATGTAGCAGTGGGTGGGAATGCCTTTTTGCCAGTTGTCCTCTCCGTATTTCTTTGCTCCTTCTTCAAAATGTTTTGACACTTCAAGGAGCATGGTATAGACGTCGGGGAAAAATGCCGCTCCGTACATAGCATCCTGTAAGTGCAAAGCATCCCCCGTCTCCTTGAACCGCTCAATGGCCGTAAGCGTTTTGTCGTACACAACATCCAACGGCAACAAATCGCATCTGCCCTTGCCATCTTGAATATCTCTCACGGCTCCGCTCTCGAACTCTCTGCGGGTACCGCTATCTTTTATCATTCTTTCTCACCATCCTCTCATAATAATCTTCATCGATCTCGATAGTGTTGAACCGATACCCGCAGCCCTGACACTCTCGTCTGCGCCATACCGATTCATCATCGGCTCTGCTGTCTACAACCTTTGTGCTTTCGTTATTACATTTAGGGCAAGTCATTTTCATACCTCCAAAAATAACCTTTCTCAACCAACATACTCACAACCTCGCATTAAAGTATTTCTTTGTACCGCTCAGGAAGATTACGGGGGTGTCCTTACTGGACGGCTTGAACTCCCCGGCTTCACCATATCCACCATAATCGAGGTTCGCTGCCGTATTTACGAACAGCTTATCCACAAGCGCCACGGTGCTGTTCTTTGCATCGATGCGGTGAAAGCCCTGTTTCATAACCATAGGCAGGTGGGTGTGAGAGTGAATGTAAATATCGGTGTCGACGATGCTTGCCATATCCGCAAGACGGATAGCCTTTGCACCCTCCTTACGACCGCCACCACTACCATGCAAGACGTACATGGTGTAACAGATTTTGCGGTACTTACCGCTGCCGTTGGATTCCTTTTTATGACGGGATTCCTCACCGAAACGGATGAACAGTACAGCCGAGGTAGCCGTGTACTTATCGGATAAGCCGAGTTGTGATGCAAGCAGGTAAGAAAGGTTGATACCCTCCTTCTTATACGTGCGGTTCTCATGATTACCGTGGGTGATAAGCAGAATTTTGTCTTTGATAGGCTCGAAAATCTCCACCGCTCTCCGTAACTGCTCCATGGGATTGAACTCTTGCATATAAACGTCACCGATGCTTGTCCGGGTGGCATTGTCGATAATGTCACCATTCAGAATGCAGTAGGCGTTCTCGGTATCTCTCACATACTCGATACGCTGATACAGCCGTTTCAGATCGCAGTGTTCATCACCGATATGCTCGTCAGCGAAGGTGTGAATTTCGAGTTGCTTCAACTCACGGGGAAGATCGATTTTTACTACTTTCATATAACCTCCTCAATTTCCTGTTTCAACAGTATGCGTTCCGTACGATGGCACTTACACTCAAACATCTTGTGGTAAGTTATCGTCCGTGAGCCATCATTGCGCTTGGGGCTTCTGTGTCGTAAAACGTATGTTTCTGCTACCCCTCCACACAGGGGACACTTGAACTCATAATGTTTTCTTAATTTGGGGCAATCCACGTCAATGCCCGCTTTAATCAATCTCTTTCCTTCTTCCCACTCGGCATCGAGTTTTTCGAGCAGATAGTGGTAGTCAGCTTCCGTCAGTAAAGCGTACCAATCGGATTGAAAGAACTTCATGACATCTTTGAGCATTGCGTCCGGGTTTTTTAGTTTTCCATGAACATTCCCCGGAATCTCCCCTCTAATGGCATTGCGATAATCTTCGCAAGCCTGTAATACAATCGCATTTGCGATTTCGCTCACTGTATTCATATTCGTTATAACCTTTACGGGTCGTCCTCCTTATTAGTGGTTTTGGGTGCTACCGTGACACGAGAGCGGTCTAAGTAGCATATACATTTTTTATCTGCGTTGGATTCGTCAGCGTTTACTTTGATGCCGTGACGTCTTAACTGCTCTGTTTTTGCTATGCAAACATCGTGGTGGAAACAGTTTTTACAGGTTGCCATCGTCGTCCTCCTGATCGTTGTCAAAGCGGGCAAGGGCGATTTCGCTCAGCTTGTAATATTCAACAATGCCGTATACTTCGCCGTCCTCCTCGATTTGGCGCAGACCGAGCAACCAATCGCCGTTGCCGAGGTCGATGGCTTCCTCGATTTTACATAACTGATAATGGTCGTTCTCGTACACGGACTCATCCATAAACGCGTTCTGTTGCTCATACGGCGTAAACATCTTCTTATAGACGAGGAATCGGTAAATGCGGTCGCCCCAATCGAGCAGCCACGTTTCGAAATCGGTGATTATCTTAGGCATCGTTGTTTACCTCGTCGAAGAAATTTTCCGCAAGCTCCAAAAATGCTTTGAAGCACTCTTTACAAACACCGCCTTTTGCTATCGTTTGGATTTCATCACCGAACACGATTTCGTGGTAGCCCATAGCAAGTGGTTTCAAATGGTTTTCTGGTTTATCGTCTGCGTACTCCTTTTTTCCGCAACGATCACAAACGACTCTGTATCTCTGTGTCAATCTCTCAATCATCGGTTTCTCCTTCCTCGCTTTTCACAACGGCATCCAAAATCTCGCAAGCCGTACAAATCGCATCTTGCAAATTATTATTTTCAACCATCCAAGATACACCTTCGAGAATGCCGATGGCTCTCTGCATATTCTCTTTGTTTTTCTGTGTCATGATTGTTCCTCCTTCTCGATGCTTACCCACTCTCCATTCTTTTGGGCGACCCTACGATGCGTAAAGTTTCCGTGTTTGGTAAATTGCTCAATAATATCGAGCTTCTTTATGTCAAGCAAAGCAATAAGTTCGAGAGCAGTGAAACCATCGTTTGTACCGCTCATGGACAATGTGTTATCACTCACTTCGACAACCAATTCAAATTTTTTCATATCATTCTCCTTTCATTTCCGGGGCAGAAGGAAGCGGCATCCAATGGGTGAGCACAAAATTGTTTACGATATCCCACTCACCGAAATATCTTACCGTTTCAATTTGCTTCCTTCCGCTATACACCCAATATCCATAGCACAAATATGTTCCGTTCTCGGTTGGTTCTTCTTGATCCTCAACGCTGATCCACTCGCTCTGCTTGCGGTAGCCTGCTTCATAAATCCATTCTGCTTCAAGTCGCACCATGCATCTTCCGTGATGATCGCAAACTTTACAATGCTCGGTGTCGTATTTTTCACAAAGGACTCTTGCTATTTCCTCAATCTGCTCTTTCATCGGTTGCTCTCCTATTCCACGCCCTTACAGCCTTGTTACTGGCTTCAATAGAACTGCTCGTTCTGCCGTAATCGGAAATATTCACTCTGCCACTTCTTGCGTTGCAAACGGTGCA